TTACAGATCCAGCGACGAAGTTATTTGCGCATCGCTTGAATTGTTTAGGCTCTAATTATTACTTCATAAAGATAGGGCTTCGCCGCCACCGACTTCAAAACGATCTGCATAAACATATGGCAGATTCCGTAGAGAAGATGCACCTTAAAGAAGTTAAAGAATATCCGCGCGATCATTTCAAAAGCACAATCTTCTCTGAAGGCACCCCAATGTGGTGGGCGCTCCCCTTTACAGCTAAGGACGAAGCTTATATGCGTAAGCTTGGCTATGGGGATGAGTGGATTCGTTGGATGAAATCAGCACACGATCAGGATACACGCACTCTGCTAGTCTCTAGTATGGAAGGCAATGCAATAAAACTAGGTCGTAGGATTGGGCATCACTATGAGAATAACGATTTCTTCCGTGAGATGTTCCCTGAGATTATTCCTGACTCGTCTTGTGTATGGTCTGATAAGTGTCGCACTCAGAAGCGTACTAAGAATAGCCCGGATGGTGAGGGCACGTTTGATTTCCTTGGAGTTGGTGGTGCTTTGCAGTCTAGGCACTATAAAAGAGTCGTCCAAGACGATCTAGTCGGACGTGATGCAATTGACTCTGAAACTGTAATGGCGGATATAATCTCCTATCATCAACATATGGTAGGTGCTTGGGATTCTGACCCTTCGCTCCAAAACGAAGAGAACGATGAGCTTGTAGTAGGCAATCGTTGGTCGCAGAAGGATTTAAACCAGTGGGTGAAGGATAATGAAACCTGGTTTAATTTTGAAACCCACTCTGCACTTGGAGGCTGCTGCGATCTCCATCCCGCCGGAAAGCCCATCTTTGCGGCGGAATATACGAAAGAGAAGTTGGAGAAGCTTGCAATACGACTTGGGTTGTATTATTTCTCCTGCCAGTATCTAAACGATCCTATTGCTCCCGGAACTACAGTATTCGATAAAGATTGGCTTCGGTACTACGCTGTCCGTACTGTGAGTCTTACTGACCGCCGAATGATTCTTGAGCACGAGGTTATAGAGGGTACGACGCTTAAAGATTTAATGCCAGCCAATCTGCGCATTGTAATGATCTGTGATCCAAATCACGCACAAAATAAAGGTAGGTGTAGGCACGCAATTTCAGTGGTAGGCTACCTCAAGGAAAAAACTGATGGAAAAATTGATGAGCGGATGTATTTGCTTGATTCTTGGGCAGAATCCTGTAACTACGAAAAGTTGGTTGCCAAGATATACGAGATGGCCGATTATTGGAAGCTCAATGAATTTTGGCTGGAAACTATTGCTGCTCAGCAGTATCTTAAATTTTATCTTGACTATCGCAATCGCATCGAAAGTCGTAAGTTAACTGTACGGGAGCTTAAGATTGATTATAGCCCCAATGCAAAACACCGGCGTATTGAGGCGTTAAATCCCTGGTTCGCTGAGAATAGATTTTTCACGCAGCGAAAATTCACTGATTTTGCACTTGAGTACAAGGGTTTTCCAAATGGAAAGACTATTGATATTCTTGATACGTTGGCATATGCTCCCCAAGTGTTTGATTGTGTGGGAGTTACGCCGAAGGCTGAGATCAAAGCGTGGGTGCAGCGGCAGCAAACCACAAATCCAATGAGCGATTTGAGTATTGCGGGGTATTAAAATGGGTATTGAAGCCGTTGTTTGTTTGCAGGGCGTCTCATTGTTGGCTCTGCTTGGAATATTTTGGCGTGTCAGTCAGTTTACCACCAGAGCCTCATTTGTATTGGATACACTCTGGGCGGATTATTGTAGCCGTATTGGTATGCTTAATACTATGCCACAGTTTAGTAAAGGCTCAGAAACGATATACAAGGGATAATATGGACTCGCTATTATTTCAATTCTCGACTTGCGACAGCTTAATAGATGAGGCTATTAGGTTGCGTACGGATTCTGATGTATCTCATGTTGATGTTGTGACGTTCAAGGGAAATTTACTTGGTGCTCAGTTGGGAAAACTACCATCACTCAACTACTCAGAGCAGCCTCCAAACTCTAACCTCGCTGGAGTTCAGATACGTCCTCCTACGTATGAAGCTTTTACACGGAAGCTTTTTGTTAAGTTACAGGTTACAAGTAAAGAATATGTGAGCTTCTGGGCTTTTGTGTGCGCTCAGTTGGGCAAACCTTATGATGTAACTGCGATTTGTGGCTTGGCGTTACATCATAATTGGCACGAGACGGAACATTGGTTTTGTTCTGAACTACAGGCTGCTGCACTTGAATCAGCGGGGATTATAACAGTTGGAACTGAAGTAAACTGGGTTGACCCACAGACATTACTCTTACTATTGCAGGAGAAAGCAAATGATAGAACGTCTTGACCATGCAATGAATGTGATTGGTTTGTTTATGGTTGTATTTGGCGGAGTGCTTTCTGTCTGGCAAGCTACTGCGGGTAATACTATTCTTTCAGCAGGTGTTGGAGTTTTAGGCAATAGTGCTGTAAGAGCGGTTGCAAATGGGCTTACGCCCCCAAAAGTATAGCCCCTGTGCAAGGGGATGAAAAGGAGTGGGGAATGAAATTTGATTTGACTACTTTTATGAGCAGCATTAATCTTGGGCTGTCGGCTTTGCAGGCGGCACATAGCGGGATTCAAGAGGTTCAGGCTGGCGATACAGTAAGTGGTGCGTTGCATTTGATTCAGGTTGCTGGTGCTACTGCCGCTGGCGCTACAAATGACCCTGAGATTCAGGCCGAAGCAACCACCGCAACTCAGATTGCTTGTATTGCAGTACCGATTATCTCTGATTTTATTAACCTGTTTAAGAAGAAGGCGGCTGTAAAGGCTGCTACTGTTGCTGTGCCGACTACTGTTACTACGGCTGTTATTGGTGCAACGCCGACTGGTAATAGCGTACCGAACTAAATTTAACCATTGGAGTAATATAATGTCCGCTGCATTTACGCCCGTACTTGTTAAAATGGGGCCGGAAGAAACTCAGAAACGTCTAAAGTATGTCGAGGCTCATCTCGAAAGTCTTTGTACGTCTTTGAAATCGCTTCATACTGATAAGTACGAACGCTGGCGGAAGTTATATGAGGGTAAGCCCAAGGAAGAAAAGAAGTCCTTCCCGTGGCCGGGGGCTAGTAATCTTGTAATTCAGGTAATTGCACAACACGTTGACACGTTACTTGCTGCGATTATTGGCTCGATTTATGAGATTGCTCCCCTTTGGCCTTTAACCCTTGTTGGAGATTATGACGCGGCGGAGAAAGCTGAAGAAGCGCGTAATGCAATGGAGGAGTTCCTTACACTCAAAGGGCTAGAACAAAGCGAGCTTGATGTTTACCGCGTAGAAAACATTGCATTTGGTAACGCAATTAAGTATGGCATGAATGCAATTAAAATCCCATATCTAGTAGATGTGGAAGCGGATGGTATTGGAGTGCGCGATGGTGGTGGAATGGACGTAACTGAGTTTACTCGTTACGCTGGGCCACGTCCTGAGTCGATTCCATTCGATAAATTTTTGATTACTCCCAGTGCGACGAAACTTGAAACTGCTCCGTTTAAGGCACATAAGATTACCCTAAAGCGTTTCGAGCTTGAAGAGCGAATGTATCGTGGGATTTATGACAAGGAAAAGGTTGAATGTATCCTAACCTCACCTGATCGTGGTGGTGCGGATGCCACGGAAACTTCAAAGCAGGCTGATGGTGGGATTGCGTCGAAGAATTATGATGGCGTGAGTGAGGAATGGGATATTTATGAGTGCCATTATCCTTACTGGTATCATGTTGATGGAAAGTATATGAAGTTTCGTATCATTGAAACTTTTCATCGCCGCTCCAAGACTTCACTCCGCGCAATGTTTAATCCTATGCCAAATAATGACGAGCAGTTTGTCATTTGTCGCCTTGGTTATGATGATCGTGGGATGTATGGTTATGGGTGGTGTGAGATGTTGGAACACGCCCAAGAAGAAGTTTCTGCGGAACATAACCGCAGCGCAGATAATAACACGCTTGCGAATGTAAATGCGCTCCGAGTTGATCCGGACTCACTTGCTGACAGCCAGTTCTCTATTTATCCGCTCTGTGTTCTTCCTTTCGCTAAGGATAAGATGGAGATTCTACAACTTGGGCGGCAGAATAACACTGGCGTTGACCGTGAGAATCAGATGTTTAATATCATCAAAGCGCGAACTGGAGTTGATAATGGCATCAGTGGTTCTGGCTCAGGTGTTACAAACCCCAAGCGGGGGGTGTATAGTGCAATGGGAACCTTCGCCGTTATGCAGGCTGGCAATCGGCGTACAAATATTCGCACTACCGATATGCGAGCTGCCCATATTGAGATCGGACGGAAGTGTTTGCAGCAATATGCTCACTTTGGAGTTGGGGACAGCTTAAAGGGATTTGGTAAGGATGCCGCTCATCTTGAACGTGGGCTTAAACTGTATGAGGCTGGTAAACTTACTATCCCCGTTAAATCTGCAACGGCTTCTGTGAATCGTGAGCTTGAGAAACAGAATGATATCATGCTTGTGAACATCGCCAAGCAACACTATCAGGGAATTGCAGGAATTTTGCAGAACCTTGGAATGGTTCCACCAGAACAGAAAGAGTATATGATTGATGTTTGTTTTGCGTCGGATGCCTTGATGCGGAGAATATTCAAGAATTTCGGCCATGATGATGTAAGCAGGCTGCTTCCTATGCCTGCGTTTCTACAGCAAGCAAAGGAGCAATTAAATGGCGGAGCAAAGGGAAACGGGGCCAATAATGGAGCAGGAGGCCCAGTTAATCAAAATAATGGAGCAAACAGACTTTCACCGTTTGATTTACATCAACAGGGAAGCAATCCTAGCGTTCCTGGCAACTCAGGCGGGGAAAGCATACACGGAGTACCTCAACAAACACCGGGAGGGGTTGGCGGAATCATTGGCGAGTAATTGGATTATAAATGGCCAAGATTGTAGCGATCAACTTCGTGGTAGGCTGTATGAAGTGAAAGATATACTTGCAATGCCTAAGTTGATTGAGAATATCCAAACGCGGAAACTTAGGTACGAGAAAGCAATGCGGAATATTCAAGCGGGTACCACAGAATAAAGGAGCTTCAAATGGCATGGCCACCAAAGATTGACGCAAAAGAGTTGACCGGGCTTTCAAAGGAAGAGTTTGCTGCCAAGGTTACTGAGATTAACCAAGCATTAACTGAAGCAGCAGCTGCACAAGCTACTGCTACGAGTGCTATGACAGAAGTAGCAGCGGTACGGGCGCAATTACAGGCGCTTGAGGGACGTACTCAGACTCCTGTGGTACAGCAGCCGAATTTCAGTGGTGGGCCAGTTGAGCTTCCGTTATGGTCTGAAGATGCTGATGCTGCTTTTAATGCGCGGATGCAGAGTGTAGTTGGTCCTCTAGTTGCTGCTACGGTACAGAATCAGTCCCGTTTTGTATTTGAGGACGTGAAAAGCCGGATGGTAGCTAAGGACGCGAGATATAGGTTAGTAGCTGACAAGGCGAAAGAGCTTGTACTTAAACAGCCTGCTGGATTGCAGGTCCGCGAGGATATCATCGAGAACTGTTTTAAAGTAATGCTCGCTGATAATTACGATCAGATTCAGAAAGATCAAGCAGCTAAGTCTGGCGCGTTTTATACTGAAAGTTCCGTTAATATGGGAACTAGCATTATTGAAGACACGCGTAAGCCAGAAGAAAAGCTCTCTGATCGTGAGCGTGAGATTGCAAGCAAGATGGGAATTTCACCAAAAGCATACGCAGATGCTAAGGCTACTATGAATGTGGTGGGGGTCTAAAATGTCAACAGGAAAAAGTTTTGTAAAGCCGACTATGCCAGATGCTCCGTTGAATACGACGCCAGCTATGACTATACAAATGGGCATGAATATGCCAGTGCAAACTGTATCTCAGGCTCCGATTGGCACTTATGAAGCAATCGAAGCCGCTGAAAAGGCTGCTAATGGTGAAGTGACGCTTGCGCCAATTACTGAGGCTGAGGATTTTGACACGTCAGAGGCATTACGCGAGCTTGCAATGCAGGAAGCAAAGGAACAAACCAAGGGCTCTGTTGCTAGTGCCCCCACTGTAGCACAAATGAGTCCTCAGGCTTTGGACGATTTTCTTGCTGATTCCATCATTGCAGTGCCACTACAGATGCCGAATTTTCTTGATTTACGTTCGAAAGACCCGAATTATCGGCTTCGCTGGGTAAATTGTAAGGCTCAGGGTGGTGTACGTTTTGATCAGGCACAAGCAATGGGCTTTCGTGTAGCGCGGAAAGAAGAAGTTATGGGCCTCAATAGTAATATCATGATCGCACCAGATGGCATTAAATACCACGACGTGATCTTGATGATTATTGAGACTAAAAAGATTCTTGGGCATTACAAATACAACTTCCTACGTAGTGCCTCAAGAGTGCAACGCTCCGGTCAAGAAGCAATGCAGCGAGCAAAACAGGACGTACAGGCTGGATTGCGGCATGAAGGTATTTCACAATCAGCTTTCCAAACTCCGGGTGAGGCTCCAAAACTGGACTTCTACATTCCGGGCGATAAGGAATTGAATTTTAACCGCTAGTTTAGGAGATAACGAATGGCTGCAAATATGTCTTATCATCAGCCTATCGCCGCTGTTAAAACGGTGAGTGGCAATCAGGAGCAGATTGAGTTGATTCAGGAATACGCTGGCTCAACCTTCATGCAAGGAACTCCTGTAATGAAAAACGGGGGTTATATTGCTGCCTGGGATTATGCTACTGTCGTAGGTAGTATTCTTGGTATTGCGCTAGTCCCCGGGTCCAATCTTGGTTCCTCTGGTAAAGGTGCTCCGGCTGCATTTGGGCAGGTTGGCGCTCCGGGTTCGACTGTTACATTTGGCTCGGTCCCAAATCAACCGAGTGCTGTAAACATTCCTCATGGTGCTCCATTTACCGATGGTCGTACTGTAGTAGCACTGGCAAATGAGGATACGATCTTTGAGGGACAGATTGATAATAGTGCTGCTGGTGCTTATGTTACGGCAGTTACGCTTATCGGCTCGCAGTATGGAATGTCGAAAGACACTAACAATCAAGCGTACGTTGATCTTAATAAATCAACCGCAGGAACGAACACTGTTGTAGTTATTGTCGATGTGCATCCAAACGATATCGGCACAAATGGTGGTCGTGTGTGGTTCAAATTCATCAAGGCTGCACAACAGATTTCTCAGTAGTCAGTTTTTAGGGGAGATTTTAAGTTATGACGATGGTTAGAGGACAATACGCTCAGTTGTTAGCGCCGGGCGTGAAAGCTAACTTCGTTGAATTCTTGGATACTGCTCAGCGTGAACAGCAGTATGATAAGGTATTCAATATTGATAATACCACGAAAGCATTTGAAGATGAGGTTCAGTATGCTGGCACTCCGCCTATGCCTGAAAAGACAGAAGCAGGGGCAGTTGCATATACGAATCTCATCCCCGGTGGAACGAAGCGTTATATTCCGCTGGCTTATGCACTCGCTTGCCGCGCTTCTTGGGAATTGATTGATGATGATCAGTATGGCATTATTAAACAGGCTCCTAAAGCTCTTGCGCGTTCTGGTCGTTTTACCGAGGAAATGGTTGCGTGGAACGTATTTAATCAGGGTTTTAGCACCACTATCTCAACTGATGGTGTTTCCCTGTTTAATAATGCGCATCCGCTTCTCGGTGGTACTGCGGCTACAAATGTGGGGCCGGGAGTTGGAAATGTAATTTCCAGCGGTGGAACCTATCCTAATCGTCCCGCGACGGATATGGATTTGTCCTACTCCGCACTTCAGCTTATGAGCAATCAGTTCCAGCGTATGATCGACTCACAGGGCTTGCCTATTGTGGTGAAGCCGAAGAAGTTGCTGATTCCGCCGGAACTTATTTTCATTGCTCGTGAGTTGCTCGGCTCGGCTGGTAAACCGTACACTGCGGATAATGAAGTTAATGCTTTGTTGGGTGAGGATTTGTCCTACATGGTTGTTAATTTCTTTACCTCTCAGGGTGCTTGGTTTGCTGTAACGGAAAAAGAGGGCCATCAGTTGAAGTTCCTTCGGCGTAAACCACTTGATACCGATTTCGACGATGATTTCGATACTCGCTCGGTTAAAATGATGACGTTCACCCGTTTTGCGGTGGGTGCTACGCATTGGCTTGGAACTTGGGGCACAAACGCTCCTTAATCTTCCCTATGCCGCTAGGGAATGGGGGGTCGGTTTTTTCGGGTTGCTCCTTTGGCCGACCTCCTTTTTAAATTTTGGAGACTTGAAATGGCACACTGTGAAAGACATTATGAGTATTCTCCATATCATTACTGCGCGGTATGTGGTTACAGGCGACCTTTAGCTGAGATGGCTTGGCAATTAGGAGCACTTGTATGTTCTGACCCTGCCAAGGGATGTTTTGATACTGAGATTATAGGTGTACGAGAGAAACGAATCTCGCGTGTGCTTATAAAAACAGGACAGGAAATGATGCCGGATAAAAAACTTACATCGCCGGGAGCTTTAAATTCGTCGGTAGAGGAAATTATCCTGTAGTTTAACTCACCTCAACAAACCCATGTGCCCGAAAGGGTGGGAGGATTTTAGTTTATGTCAAGAACTAATGGCCAGTTTCAAATGAAAACTCCGTTCTCGGACGGATTGGTTCATTTCAATGCGATGAATTTTGCAGTGCTTTCCGGTGCAGCGCCGCTTACGCGCAATGCAAAAGGGGATATCTCATTAAACGCAGGTAATACGCAGGTTTGTGTTTTTGGCCTGCCTTTGAGTGCGCTCATTCAGCGTCTGGGCCAGCTACCATTCTTGCAGGAGCAGTTTGGTACTGCTGCTGGTGTAGCCGGGCCAACCACTGTAGCTAATACGAGCGATCCAGATGGTAATGTGCTTATACCATATGTACCGCCCATGACTAAAGCTACAATGGAAACTGTGACTGGTGGTGAAGCTGGTTTTGTGCCCAAGGGTGTGCAGATTAACGATGTAACGCTGCATTATCAGATTGGCACAGCTAATCTTACTACGCATACTTTGGGCCTGTCCAAGACTGTTTACCCAGTTTCGGGTACTCCTGGTGCTTTGGTAGTTACTGATGTGATTGCAAATGCGGCGAATGGATTGGCAACGGCTTTTAATGCCAACCCACAGAGTACGAAAATTGCTGTTGCTTCACCAGTTTTTACTGTGAATGATCTCGCTAGTTTACTCCTCGAAGTTGATGCGACTACCCCCGGTACTGGAACGTACCGCTTATATGGTGCGTCAATCCATGTCTCATTTAACTTCAACTAAGGAGTAGCAATGGCAAATAATCTTGGCACAAATCCGATGTATATTGATACGGTGATGGCTACGCCTTACACGGCTAACCTGCGTATTAGTAACATCATCTGGTCAGAGCAAGTCAATGCTGGTGATGCATTAACCATTGTTGATCGGAATGGTAATCTACTACTGAACACTAAAGCACAAGCAGCTAATTACCAGCAGGCACTTGGTGGTTTAGGCTGGGTTCAAGGATTTAAAGTTTCAGTCTTGGCCTCTGGTAATCTAACAATCGTTGTAAGCAAGGCATAGGAAGGATATACAATGGCTGATCTCGTGAAATACACTGGACCGTGGAAGGGTTTGAATACCGATAACCCTGAAAATTCTATTGATGCTCACGAGGCTGCTCAGTGTGATAACTTTATTCTTAGGGGCGGAGAGATAATTTCCGCCCCTAGGTTAAGCCAATGCTCACAGGGATTGCAGTATCAGAGTGAAATTTGTCGTGGCATTACAAGTTTCTTGGATGAAAATAATCTTTGGCATACGATGGCGTTTTCAGATGTTTCGGCGTATCAGTTAAGCAATACGCGTCAGTGGAAATTTCTAAGCAAATTGCCTATACGTGGCGGCGGTAGTTCAGCATTTGCGGTGCTGATTACAAAGATGTTTATGGTGAATTATAGCCCATTTCTGTACTCCTGGGGCGGTATTACAAATACGCTTGGGGTAGAGTACGCTGGTATTGGGGCGAAGTATATCGTAGAGCTTGATTCAAGATTACTCCTGTTAAATACGGTCGAGGTCGTGAATGGCTCTGTACAGTATTTTGAACAACGAATTAGAGCTACGCCAAGTGGTGTGACGAATGTTTTTAGCCCGTCTGATTCTGGTGGATTGGCTACTGGTGCTTGGTTTGTGGATATGCTGGACTGTCCTGATGTGATTATGGGTTGTATAACCGTTGGAGCCTCGGCATATATACTTCGCACTAACGGAATTTCACAACTTACACCGCTTTCAACTAGCGGAAATAATCCATTTACGATTAACCATATGTGGGCTTCTGAACGCGGAATGGGAAATATTTATGCTCAGGCGTGCGCTCAATACGGTTCGATTGGAATATTCGTTTCGACTGAGGATGTTTATCAGCTATCTCCCAGTGGTTTTAATTCCATAGCCCCAACGGTGCGTTATAAACTTTTGAGTGATCTTTCAAATGCAACTTTCACTCCAATGGGCGCGATTATTCCACAACTAGCACAGGGTTTTGTTTATCCCATGTATGTGCTATCTATCCCCACTGGGAACAATACAGTTTTATGGTGCTACGCGATCAATGAGCAGCAGTGGTTTCGTAGATTACTGCCGGGAAAACTTCTAACTGCCCCACCAAAATTTGTGATTGTGGAGTAATTATGAGCGTATATAGACCATATCCTGACGGAACTCCGGGTGGTTCAACTGGAGGCGGAAATAGTGGTGGCACTCAAACTTCGGGAGTGCCTGCAAGTATAGCTGCCACCCCAATAACAGGAGGTTTAACAGGTGCTTATGGTATGCTTCTGCTGCCGTTGTTTGATATGCACGCTGGAACACAGGTATTTGAATCACTTAATCTAGTTGATTTTAACACTGAACAGAGCAGTACATATCAATTTAAGATTGAGGATTTTGTGGATGGTGCTACGACCACAATTTCAAGGCTGCGGATTAAGTACAGGAATATTGGTAAGTGTAAATTCACTATACTGTTGCAGGGGATGTACACTTACGCATCAAAAACTATCACAATAGGACCGGGGACAAAAAATGGTCAGACGCGTGCAGTTCCCAATCAAGCGGATTATCGGTTGTATAATGCTTATTGTGATATGGTATTCACCGATGAATCCCCTCAGCTAATTATACAGCGTGCCGCTAATGCAGGGCCATTGGATATTGTGTCTATCACTTTAATAGGTGGCGAGCATAAGCCACAGAAGGGAGCATAATGTCAAAGTTCATTCCATTGCAAGGTCACACAGTTTCGCATTTAGCTGAGTTTTGTAGGAATGCCTTTAACTCAATGAACAACCTTACACTTGGTGGTGTAGGCCAGGATGGAAATTTAAATGGGGCACACGTAACTACGACTGCCGTATTAGCGGCCACAGATTATGCGGTACAGCATGATCTTTTACGCATCCCGAACGGTTATTTAGTTACTGGAACTAATAAGGCAGCACATATTTACACCGGAGTTACTGCATGGACAAAGAATAAGATTTATCTGCGCAGCGATACAGCGAATACGAAATTCACGGTTTTTGTCTTTTAGGGGAGAGAAATGGCAAATTTACAGGAACAGTTAATCGTGCAGTTGCAGACTACTGAGATCGCGTCTACAAACGTAGTTAGCACTCAGTCGGATACCTTCACTAACGCTAGTCTGACTTCAATGGCTTATTCAGACTTTGCGGTTTCGGGCGCTACTGGTGTTGAAACTCAGCTTCCAATTCCGTATAGTCCTGCACATGGGCTGTACATTAAGAATCTCAGCGCTACTGCTGGTCAGGGGCTTACATTAAATTTCACCCCAAACGGCGGAGTAGAGGCAACTATACTGATTTTACAACCGGGAGCTTGTTTAGTTTACTTTGACCCTATTGTAACCTCTGGCGGTATCACACAAGTTTCAATAACAGCACTTAGCGGCGTGACAAACTTTGCGTATAAAATCTTCGGCTAGGGTGATACGTGAAAATTAGCTCTCTAATTCCGGGTGTGCGTTTGAAGCTGGGAAACCGCAGCGATGTTGACGATCAGATTACTATCTGGCTTGCTGAGGCCATTCGGAATCTGAGTGTTAACTTCCCATTTACTGAGCTTCAAGTAATCGGTAACACTACTACCTTTAACCCAACTGGAGCAGTACAAACTAGGTACCCAGTAAGCTATTTCATGAACTCGACAAATGATGATTTAGCTTTCATTGATACTTGGTGGTATTGGTTTAGTGGTATCTCTGGTGCGGGACAGGTATTGAAATATCGAAATCCAGCCGCTATTATGTCGCTTATGCAGCTTGGTTCGATTAGTGGTGGCAATCCAACATACTGGACTCGATTTGGAAATCAGGTTATGGTTGCAATGCCGCCCAGCGCAGCATTTAATACCTTTTGGCTGTATCAACGGAAACATCCATTCCCAGAGTTCGGTAATGTTGGGGCGGTGGCAGACAGTACAATTATGCTTCCTGATGAGTGGGCGGATGTGATTAAAACTGTCGCTGCAATTAAGGGCGCTCCTGATGTTGAGATGGTCGAGAAGATTCCGACCTGGCAAAAGTTACTTTATGGCGACCCAAAAACTACTGGTAATCCGGGGTTCATCAAAGCATTAACCAGTCAATATGAACGTGATTCTGCACGAAACGAGCGCCAAATTAGTTTCGTGGTGGAGTAATAAATGGCAACTTCAGGTTTAGGCGTACCGTTCAACACGACTCCGACTTCTGGTGTAGGTGGTGCATTCGCCGGGATGAATAATGGGAGTGCTGCTAATTTCGGCTTAGGTACTCCTACAGTATCGGCTGGTGGAAGTGGAAGTGTAGGTAATAGCATAGGCTCCGGTGGTTATATACCAGAGAGTAGTTTAGGGAGCACCGAGAATAATGGGTTTCTTGGAACTACTAGCGGTAGTTCGCTATTTGGTAATGGTTCTGGCAGCTTTAATTATAACACCGAGGGAGCTAATATCTTTGGTTTGGACCCAACATCAAGCACATATCAATGGCTTTCTAGCCATAACAGCAGTTTAACTGATACTTATGGTAAGGATTCAGGTTCTGTGCTAGGCCAATTTGTACAAAGTGGTGCTGGTTTTAATCAGGAGGCATTGAATCAGCTATTTGATTCGATGGCACCTCAAGAGTATAAACAGCTTTCTACCATAGCAAATCAACAAGGAACTCAGGGGACTCGCTTTAGTTCCGCAAACGATTTTGCTAATGCTGATTATATGGCGCAGGTTAACGCCACACAAACACAAGCTGAATTTAATGAGTATAATCAGGCTATTCAGAATATGATGAGTATCTTAATGGGGAGTAAGAATGTTCCGCAGCAAAATAATACATCACAGCTAATCGAATCTGGTGTAAGTATGGCATTGTCGATGTTATCATAAAAGGAGCTGAAAAATGGCAGATTTTGCTGCGGATTTAACACTTTCGGGCGGTGTACCGCAAGGAGCGCAACAAACACAAACTCCCTCGGACCCTACAATGAGTCCATATTTACAACAGATACTTGCACAACAGCAATATATGTTAACCCAAACTCAACAAATGCCTCACATGAAAGAGGCGAATCAAGTTTCAGTGCCTGGAAGTATTGGACCTCAAGTGCAACAAGCAGGACAAAAGGGTGGCAAACAAAATGCTGCCGCGTTGATAAACGGCTTGATGCAAGGTATGGGGAAAATTTATAATAAACATCAGGCTGATAAACAGGCTGCTGTACAGTCCGATTTACAGCGTGCTATGCAGCTACAAGGTTCAAATCAGCAATTAGGTCAATTGTTACAGCAATTGCAGCAGTTACCTCCGGCTGCACAGACACCAGCGACTAAACAACAGATAATGCAGATTCAACAATCATTGCAGTCGAATCAGCAGAACATGAATTCCATTGCGACAGGCAAGAATGGTAAAGCACTACAAAAGATTTTGGGTGGAGTTGGAAATCCAATGGAAGCTAGTGACCCAGCTCATGCGCAAATGATACAGAAAAGTGCTGGAGAGGTGGCTCAAAAACAGGGCTTAACTCAAAAGTTGATGCAGCATTTTATGCATAGTCAGGCTAAACAAGGTCAGGCTCAACCGCAAGGAACTATGCCTGTGGGTGGGCAACCAAATGCAGGCGGGATTGGAAATTTAACGAACCAACGGCCACAAGGAATTAACCCACAAGTTCAGGCTCAAGGCGGTCAACCACAAGGCGGTCAAGTTCCTATGTCCGCGCAGCAACCACAAGGCGCTCCGCAATTACAGAACCTAGCACCTTCCGGGCAGCCACAAACTCCCGGCGCTGGCGCTTTGGGTGGCGGAGCAGTACAGAATTTTTCTGATGGGATGCAGGTTAATCCGCAGGCTGCTCCCCAAAAAATTACTGCGGGACAGCGTTTGGCTCAGGGTTTGGATCAGTACACGGTGTATGGTGTTGGGCGTAATACTTATCGCGACGAAGCTTTGAAAGAGTATATGGAATTAACCAAGGCTGGTGCGATAATGAAGCCCAAGGATATCGCTGAGCTGATGGAAAAGCATGGGCATAATACTGCGCTTGAACAGCACTGGGGGCGGCAGGATATAGTTAATCAGAATCGAATTATTCAGGCTGGTAACATTGCGGAGATCGCAGCAAAATCGCGGCTTAGCACTGCTGTAATACAGGCTAATTCGCACCTAGCAGTTGAGCGTATCAGGGCTGAGAATAGGCTTAAGGTCGCTACCATAATGCGTAATAACCCAAAAACTGAGGTTGCCGGGCTTAAATTGCAAGCTAGTGTGCTGCAAAGTGAACTTGGGGATGGGAATCAGCGTTTGGGTAGCTTAGACCAATCAATCGCCGCACAACAAAAGGTAATTGACGGGCTTACTACAACGCTTGGGCCAAAGGATGTTTTACGCGATTTAACCACTGGACCGAAGAAACGTGCTGAGAACGCGGCGCATTTAAAATCCGCTCAGGATGATTTGAAAAAACTACAGACCGAACGGGAACAAAAACATTTCCAACTCGTAGAGATACAAAACAGACTATTGAATCTTGGCGCTCAAGGAGCAGGCGATGGCGGAACTGGGAGTGGAAGCACCACAATCAACTTCAACGATAGCAGCCCCGAAGCCGCTGGACAAGATTCAACAGAATCCTTCGACAAAATCTTCGACGCCCTCAAAGGGGATTCAGACGGTTCCAGCGAAGGCGCAGAACAAGAATAACGAAGTTCAGGGAATAAAAAATGTTCTTGCCACGCCACTTGGTAAACTCCAAGTGGCAGTTGGTATTGCGCTTAAACACCCGAAGTATGTAAATTCAGTTGGCGGGGATTATAAGTTCAATTACCGGAGAGAGCTTTGGGATAAGCGGATTGAACCATATATGCTCCAGCATGGTAAAGGCTATGAGCAATTTGACCGGGAAGCTTTCTTAGCTAGTGGTGAGCTTAAATCACAAGAGCACCATAATTCGTTCGAAGTGTTTAAAGAGGGCATTGTTAAGGGCGAGCTTGATCTTGCAAGCGTGACAAGCAAGTTGGCGCACTACGTAGCCACGGCTCCCTTTTATGGCGATAAGAGTCCAGCTGAGGCTCACATTAAAGACGCTACTGAACAAAAGATCGACCATAAATTCAACCAATTTCAAGATTGGATCGGCCAGAAACGCTCCGCATCGGAAGAGCGTTTGCAGGAAGTAACAAATGGGAGCATTCAGGATTGGATGCTTTCCGGTGCGGGGCATTTACTGCCACAATTACCCTTGTGGTATGTTGGTGGCGAAGCTGCTGGCGCGCTTGATGCTGGACTTCCCGCTGTAACTGCGACTGGAGCTAAGGGCATAGCCCAAGGTTTAATGCGGAAAGCAATTATAGACGCTGGTGAAGGTATTGGCTATACCGCACTTGACGACCCAAAAAGTTGGAAAGATTATGCACAGGGAGCTGGTTCTTTTGCTGTAGCGAATCCTGTAATGCGTTACGTCGGTAAACTAATCGGCTTTGGTGGGCATGAATGGGAGCGTAAGAATATTGCCGCTGCTGTTCAACACTTCGCGGATAAGGAAGGGGCGGCCCATGCAATTAACGTCGCAGCTTCCGAGGGCGGTTTTAATCGTGAGGGGCTTGCTAAAGTTGAAAATCTTATCCCAACTCGCGGAGCGGCTGATATAGCGCTGGACAAAAAATTAAATGATCCAGTTATACAGACCCACGTTGATATGCTCAATGCGATGGCGAAGTATATGCATGGCCGGAGTGGTTTCCAGTTCCTAAATGCGGAGCAACGACTTGGTGTAGTACAGAATTTTGGCAAAATCTTTAAAATGGCAATGGAACGTCCAGTTGAAGCGGCTCCTGAACTAGCAGTGCCTGTTATTACTAAAGCACTTGTAGCAGCAACCGGAATGGAAGAAAAACTGGCGCAACAGGTTGCTAAGGGAAATGTTGAATCAGTAGAAGCAGCTAGGACTACAGCTGATAAGACTGAGCACAGTATTACTGAAACGCTTACTAAAGCTGCCGAAGCGCATGGAATGTCAGTGCCGGATGTAGATGTTCATGGTGACGGAACTGTAGGTGCGGCATCTAATAAGAGTCTCGCATTTTACAATAACATGATGAAATTCATGCGTGATCGTGCTGGTTTCATTTTCGGCAACATTGGGGTGGAACGTGGTGAAAATCGCATCCTAATGACGATGAAGCTAGTGCATGATGGTACGCTTCAAATGTCGGCAGGCGAGCGTAAAATATTCCTTGACGAAGCTCTAACTCATTTGCAGCGTAGTAGCCGTCCACAATATCGTGAAATTCGTAATGTCGAGGATGCGGTTGAGCAGGCTGGCACTTTGTGGAATAAGATGGGCCAAGTTCAACGCAATGAGACTCACGCTGATGTGATGAAGCATTATAATAAAAAAGGGCAGACTGTACTTTTTGGCTCGTCACTTCCACGTAAAGCGGATAAAATTACTGGAACGGAACATGACATTGCGCTGGATGAGATTGAGCGTGAGAGGCTACGAACACTCTGGAATGAGCGTAATGGTGTAATGGGCGGTGAAGTACACAAGGTCGAGGCACCAAAGGAAAAGCTTGGAGATATTGAACCTCAGCGAGAAATGGTAACGGATAAAGACGGTAACACACGCGTTAAGATTGGCATGGATAAAGACCGTGGAATCCGTATGACTATTACGGGGCTTTATAAAGATCGTGGTCCACGTAAGCAGATGATTGAGATGGTTCAGAATGCTTATGATGAGGTTCGCACTGCGATTAGGAATAAACTGGATGGCCCGCATGAGATCACACTTATAACTGGTAATGGTGACCCAAGATTTAGCTCAATTAACACGCCAGAAAATGAGGCTGATTTTATTAAATGGTACTCAGAGAAATATAATTGGACTGGCGCAGAGGAAGAAGCTAAAAAAGAATGGGCCAAGCAAGAGTATTATGTCTCGAAGTGGAAAACGGAACGTGGTTTAGATTCCGCCCCGAAATTACCCTTCTTCTCCATTCATGATACTGGGCGAGGCATGACTAAAGAGCAGCTTGGTACAGTTTTTACTGACGTTTATTCTTCAGGCAAAGCTGACGATGCTGGAGCTTCTGGTGGTTGGGGCGTTGCAAAAACTAGCTTTCAACTCGGCGGGGAATATTTTCGTGCGGATTCTGTGGTACGTGAAGGGAATAAGATTGTACGTCATATAATGGAAGGTACGCCGGATGAATTACTGGATGGTGTGCCGATTAAGACTGAGGTTCTGTGGCGTGAGAACGCAGTAAATACAGGTGAAAAACCTCGTACTGGACTTACGGTTACAACTTGGGTGCCAGAAGATAAAAGTTACGCGGCGAATTATGAGGTAAGAGATGCCTGGGAAAAAATTGCAGAACATGGAGATAAGAATATTACGTTCAAGTCTGAACGTTATGCTCAAACTCCTACTGATGATGTAATTAACAGGGCAACTCCTGCTAAACCAGCCGAGTTAGGTGACCCAATTCAGCATTTCGACTTTGAAGGCAGCAAAGTTGATCTTTATAAGGGGCCAGTATCAACTGTAGCTCAGGGTTCAGTTGAGGTACGGCTTCTTAATCAAGGATTGTATCAAGGGGCTAAGAGCGTATATTTACCTGAACCTGTAAAAGGGCTTCCAGAGTATATCACCGCTGACGTTTCAGCCACTAAAGTTCGTCCCGGCCATGAGAAATATCCTTGGACTCAAAGCCGTGAGGAACTGCATCCGGAGATTCAGAACGAGATAGATAAATATGTTAAGCAGGAATTATTTAATCATCTATCTAAGCAGCGTAAAACAGAACTTCAAGCAGCCTGGGATTCAATTTATGAGCATAAATATACCAAAGCGAATGGTACAGAAGGAACTGTCCATGTTTATGCCGAGTCTCCAGAACTTAATGCTGTAGCTAAGGATATGATGCAGTCCCCATTCTGGACAAATTATCTTGAGCAAGTTGGTGCAATTTCAGACTACTTCAAGGATAATTTCACTATGGCTGGAACCTATGCCAAAGGACGGAAGTCTGAGGTAGAGAAAGTTGGGATATTCCTTCCGAAGCCAAACGAGAATAGTGTGACGTTTGGAATTAACGTCCCAAATCCTGGCAATGGAGGTAAGAGTGAGGCCATATTCCTCAATCCATTTGGCACACAGGATTGGAATTTAATGCGCCTACATAATAATCCTGAGGTCGAACTTTATAACACAGCCTCACAACACGCAGCACATCAGTTTAATACTATTCTTCATGAATTTGCCCACAATGCAGTACGTAATCATGGCGTGGACTTTGAGGGTCGTATGGCTGAAATGTATGCATTTATTGAGATGGAAGATGAGTTTCAAATGCGTAAAAATCTAGCGGCAGCTATTTCAGGAACTTCTGCAAATGCAGAGAAAGGGAGCAGCAATGTCAGACCTTCAAGTGAATATGCAGAGACGTTACAGCGGTATTTTAAAGCGGGAAGGGAAGAAGGCAGCGGAGGGGAGTCTCTTGTCAGAACTGGAGTTAGTTCAAAGCAGCCTAAAAAAGACAGAATTATCCCAAGCTCAGGCGGATAGTTTTAAGGCGGCGGCACATCAAACTGCGAGGGCGTTAAGCTTAAACATCGAGGAGTAGGACAATGGGCGGAATTGTAGATCATCTCGCTAGTGGTGCAGCGGACCTTGCAGCAAAGACTGCGGGACATACTGGAGGCGGATTAATGGATGCCGCCTCCAAAGGTATCACTTCGTTGCTGGAACATTCCGAGGGATTTTTTAAGTCTAACGAAGCATTGTTTAAGACTACTCCTTCTGGTGCCCCTTTTGTTGATGGCATTTTAAAGGGTAAATACTTCCCTCAGCTTAAGCAAGGTTTTGCTGAACAGTTAGCGCAGCAAGTAAAGGTCGGTCAAGCTCATGACCCAATTAAAGCGATGGCTACCGCAAGGGAGATGGCGCGAGCTAAGACTTTTGGTGCTAATGATGAATTACTAATTGATTTTGTGCGCCGAGCTAGAAAAGAATCCGGGTCTAATGCACATGCTGATAATGTTGGGCTTGCGCTGAGTACTATGTTCCACGAGAATTTTGAGGAATTGCATAAGCCTACAGCTTGGGGTATAGATGAAAATGGCGTAATGCGCCAGCCTAAGTTTGTAAAACGACCAGTTACGTGGCTTGAGAAGGCCGGAGTTACAAAAGCCCCGGCTTATACTAAGCCAACAGAGTTGGAAAAGCATTTGCGTAATGTGATGGGTTATGTATTTACGCCCTTCATTGCCATTCCCCATCTAACACAAATTCTAAACCCTGTGCTAGATATGGGGATAAAACACGTTGCGAATGGAATATCCGATTTAATGGAGAAGAATCCAAAGAATCTAGTGCAGCTCGCGCGCTCTGGTGTGATGGCGGATGAAATGTACTATTCGATGGTGAATCCAGAAGCTGGTTGGATGAAGAAGATTTTTCACCATCCGGGGTTTACGCCAGTTAGGAAGAAGTATCTGGAAATCGCAGCTTTAGCTGGACGCAGTGCGTTGTATGATTCAGCAGCAGAGTTTCTTGAGTCTAAAGGCGCAGATAAAGCTAGTGGCGTAATGCTGAAACATCTTGGGCTTAATCCAGAGGAATTTTTAGCTCGACAAGCAGATCATACTTTGAAATTTGATGCGCCACAGAACATTGTCGAACTTGGGCTTAACGGCGGTCATTTATCTAGTTTAAGGTTAACATCCAATGATGTGCTTACTGCTATGTATCGTTCTGGTTCTGAGAGTATGTTTATTCGGGACGGGCTTAATACTCCTTATGCATGGGACACAACCCCGTTGAGGCGTATGATGTTTATGTATAAGCATTATGCGTTTGCGCAGGGAAAGTTTTTAAAGGATGTTCTCTATCGTGCTTACGATGCCGGTGGAATACCTGCTGTGAGTGCAAAGCTGGCTATAATAGGAACCGCGCTTCCAGCAGCAGGAGAGATTATAAAAGGGGCCGAGCGTTGGGCACATGGAGATACAGATTCCGCAACATGGCAAGATGGTAATGTTGCTGGAAAAGGGGATGCGTCTGAGTATCTTGACGCTATGGCTCATGTAGCGGGGTTTGGAATGATGTACTCAACAATTCGTAGCGCCCAACGCCATGCATTAGCTGGTATGGTTGTGGGGCCGCTGTTTAACTCATTAATTGATGTGGGTCAAGATGTGGTTAATCTCAAAGGCAAGAATATGAAACAAACTCGCCACGGAGATTCTCTCAGCCCTTCACAGAAAAAACTTGGGCGTGATATAGTAGGTCGTGCTGGTTTGGGCGGGCCGCTTATTTCACGGGCGCTTTTTCCCAAGAAAGTTGTACACCACAAGGATGTAATAAACCAAGGAGAGTAATATGAGCAAGCATGGTCAGACCATTGAAAGTGTAAAGTCCACCATTCGTTCAATTGAAACTAAACTGAACGATCACCAGTCCCAGACTCCGATTAATAACCTCCCCGCAGTTCGTGGTAGGCATGGCTCTCATTTTGAGGGCGGCAAGAAAAAGTAGCTCTGTAGCACAAAATTAAAGGAACAGGGGTAAGACTATGAAGATTTTGATGGTAAGTTATTCTGGCTACGGGGCGTGGTTTACACTTAGGCTTCAAGAAGAAGGCCATAAAGTTGATTACTATCTCATGGAGAAGAAATACGCCGATGTTCTGAGTGGTCTTGCCCCTGAACCTATGTTTAAAAAACCGGATTTTGCCAAGTATGATCTGGTACTATTTGATCTCACTGGCAAGCCTAAACTCGCTGAACAGTCAATGGAGTTGACGCCTACAATGGGGGATGGTAATTTTAACTCCCTCGTTGAGGAAGATAGAATGTTTGGCATCGAGACAATGGAACAGTGTGATATCAATGTTCCGCCATATGAAGTGTTTCAGGATATCGGCGAGGCAAAGAAATATATCGCCAAGACAAAGAAACGCTTTGTATTTAAGCCGGATGGAGGGCAAGATCAGGACTGTAATACGACTTATGTTGCAACCAGCGCGGATGATTTACTTAACTACATCGACCGCTTGGGTGCAGCTACAAATGGGGCAACATTCCTGCTTCAAGAAGTTGTAGATGGCATTGAAATTGCAACTGAGGCTTATTTCAACGGTGATGAGTTCTTCCTCTGGGACGCAACACTGGAAGAAAAGAAATTCATGGAGGGTAACAAAGGACCGAATACTGGATGTGCTGGTAATCTTGTTTGGATATACAATAAACCCAATCGCTTAATCAACGAAGGGCTTATGCGTATGAAAGACTTTCTCAAACAAGTAGGCTATCGTGGTATGATTGACCTTAATGTCATGGCCGGGCCTGATAAACTTTATGGCCTTGAGTGGACTCCACGCTTTGGTTATGATGCCAGCGCAACTCTATGCTCGCTCATAACCTCTGATCTTGGTGAGTTTTTTCACGCAATAGCTGCTGGAGATATTCCTACTACTCTACGCTGGAATGAGAATGCTTTTGCTGCTGCAACTCGTCTCAGTATCCCACCATACCCAACCGAAGTACCGGGAAAGCATCCGGCAGGAGTGCCTATCAATGGAATTGAACTGGATGATATCTCACGCGGATGCTATTTATACGACGCTATGTTGGTAGGAGATGAGCTTGTTACTGCTGGGGCAAGTGGTTTTGTTGCTGTACCTATTGGTGTTGGTAGGAGTATCGACGAAGCGTGGGCAGTGGTGAAAGAGAAGATTAAATGCCTGAAACTGCCCGACGCACAGTATCGACAAGATTTAGCGCGTAGGACATGGAAACGGTATGAAGGACTTGCGAGATGGGGTTGGTTTAAATAAGGGAGTATAATATGAATATCTGCGTTAAAGTAATACCACACAGCGAACATCGTTATATAACAGTAGGTGACTGGTGGTGGGATGAAACTGGGAACCTACAAATCCGCGTCTCTGCAATGGACGATTGGCGCTACGAAGCTCTTGTAGCGTTTCATGAAGAATATGAGGCTCTAGCCTGTAAACGGGCTGGAGTGCTAGAGTCGGAAGTAACAGCTTTCGATAAAGAGTATGAGAATCAACGTAAACAAGAAGACTTCTCAGAACCGGGAGATTGTCCTCGCGCTCCGTATTATATCCAACATCAACAGGCGACAATTTGTGAGCGTCAACTAGCATTAGCTCTGGGTGTTAACTGGGAGGTTTATGAAGCTAAAATCAATTCTCTGTAATTTGGTGCTACTGTTGTTAGCACCATTTGGTATGAGCCAATGTGTTTCTGTTCAATTTGTTGTACAGGATGCAAATGGACAAACATTTAACAATGGTACTTATACTTGGCAATTTCAGGCCAACTATGCAGTTCCTGGGCCATATTTGTTTCAGGGAGCAAATTTTACTCAGAACGTAGCTGGTACATTAGCGTCTGATGGAAGCGCAACAAGTTGCCTTACACCGAATACAGGGGGTACTTTTTCTACTTTGGGCATTACACCTAGTGGAAGCACTTGGCAACTTACTGCGTGTCCAAATGCAAGTGTAGCTTGCAGTACATTTCAGTATTATCTCCCAGATAATACGACTAATACTGTGACTTTTACTGCACCTGCAATTAATGTACCACCTCTTGTAGCATCACCCAGAGCTTATGCTGATTCTGAAGTCACGCCACAGGGAATTGGCAGTAGTTATTTTAACACCACAACAAATACAACCCGCACATGGAATGGTAGTGCGTTTGTAAATCCTGGCCCACCTATAAATTTAGCATCACCGGGGCCGATTGGCGCGACCACACCTGCGGCAGCGACGTTTACGACTGTCACGGCGGTCGCGACAGTGTCTGGTTCGGCATTTACGGCGATTCCTCCCGGTGCAAATTGCATCTTTGAGGGCGACTCGATCACGGCAGGCTTTGGCTTGAGTGCGGGGCAGGATTGGCCGTCACAGGCGATGGCGCTTCCGCAGTTTGCCAATTGCACGAAGTACAACTTCGCGGTGGCGGGGGATCAGGTTGCTGACTTGCAAGCTCGCTATACGACCAGCGTGCAGCCACTGAAGCCAGCGACAACGGGCAAACCAGCGTTTCTTTTCGTATGGGTTGGCACCAATAACTTAGGGACTAGAGCGATGACTGCGGCTAGTACGCTGACCGCGCTGCAAACCTATTGGAGCGGGGCGATTGCCGACGGATTTACGGTAGTGGCTGCAACCATCACACCACGCGGCACAAGCGCGGGAGTGTTTGCCCTGGGCGCGACGCAGGAAACTCAACGCTACATTCTCAATAGCTCAATCCGTGGGCTTGTGGGATTGGCTTACTCATATCTGTTGGATTTTGATCGCACCTTACAAGATTCAACCGACACGAATATGTTTCAAGATGGACTGCATCCCGCAGCTACAGGCGCGCGAATCCTCGCGCAAGCAGCAGCCGCGACCGTTGCAGGGCGCTCCGGGATCAACGCAGTAGCGAATCCAGCAGCCAATCCAGTGCCTACCACTCCGACATACGCCAACGCTGTTAATCTCACCAGCGGAAGCGACTTGAACACAGTGGTAGGCTGTGGAGTCTACGATATTAACGGCGTCGTGAATGGTCCTCCGGGTTTTAGCTCAACTCCAGATTCTGGCAATTCATGGATGCACTTACAGGTACTATGTCAATCTACTGCGGCGAATGGTGGCAGTGGGTACGCTGCGCAGTTTGCCTCTAATTTGATTGGAACGGCTCAAACGGTATGGTATCGCACGGAAGCTGGAGGGGTATGGAATCCGTGGGTTTCGCTGATTCCAAGTTCTTCCTTCCTTGCTGCGAGTACCGATCTCAACACGGTAACAACGTGCGGAACCTACGATGGGCAGTACCTAACGAATGGCCCGCTTGGGTCCAACTGGATTCATCTCTTAGTTTTATGCAATGACTCATCTCTCAGCAATTACACCTCGCAGATTGCGACAAATCTCATCGGGACAACGCAGACCATGTGGCTGAGGACGCAGAACGGCGGAGCATCAACGTGGAATGGGTGGATACAGGTTTACCCCGGGACTTCGGGGATACTCTCGGCAACGAGTCCTAGCATCGGTGGTTCGGCCTTGTCGGTGGGCTGCACAAATCAAAGTACGGTAACGGTTTCAGGAGCGGTAACGAGCATGGCTTGCGTAATGACTGGAGTAGTCAGTAACCCAACAAACATCCAGCCGCAGTGCGTTGTGACAAGCGCCAATACGGTAACCCCACAGCTTTGCACAGCGGTTGCGTCAACCCCCGGAGCCCAAACTTACGCTATTCGGGTGATTCCGTGATGAATCTGCTATTTGGAAACAAAGAGTTTCTGAACAGTGGCGGTCATTACCGCGAAACGTATAGCTGGCTTACGCATTAACACATCGTGAGGTTATAGCCGGACGAAAAAATAGGGAGTGCTGAGATTCTAGCACTCCCTTTGTCTATTTAGGGGAGACAAAACTTGTGATATGTAGTATTACTTTACTGCGTCACCAATCTTGGACGTACCATACATCCGACACATAACTTCGTGTTCATGCATGATACGGATTACAGCCCGTTGCTTGAATTGGATAGCGGAACCTGCAAAGAGCGAATAAAGCACACGATCACCGGGAACTAGAAGTTTTGTTTCGAGTCCGACACTCATCACCGTTCCAGTAGTAGGCCGTCGCTGTGCAATCTCAGGCGCGATGAGAAGTCCGCCCCGGCCTTTACAATCAGGGCATGGTTTCTTTCCGGGGAATTCTTTGCAGAAGCCGCATGGACATGTTCCTGCATTTCCAGTTGTAACCCCAGTTCCGTTACAATGCTGACACGGTTCATCGAGGTGCTTTTCACCATCACAGATTTTACACTCGAATCCAGTTCTGAACTTATCCTCGACTACGATTATAAGGTCGCCCATTGCTTCGAGGGCGAGACCTGAGTTTCCGCCTTTGATAATTGTGTAACGATTTTTTGTCGGAGTAAGCTCTGTATCACAACCAGTTCCGAGTAAAGCATCAGCCTGCATTGTCTCAGGCGCCAAGGCTTGTGCATCACGTTCGTCAACTGCAATTTCCTCAGTGAAATCCCGTCCAGTGTTTGCTTCTAGGTCAGCCATTGTTCTGTTGCTCCTTTGTTAGAATTGATGCTACAGTATCGGACGTTAAACAACCTACACGCTTACAAGTTTGAGCGACATAATCATTAGTGTCATTCTCGCTAGGTGGCGCATACTTATTGATGGCAGCATAAACTGATAGCTCTGCATAATCGTTCCAGAGCAAGTCATTTAACGCACCGAAGCCAGTTCCCACATCTGGAAAATGAGCAAAACGTGGATGTGGTGTTCCAGTTTCAAGCACCGCATTATATTTCCCGTGCATCCAACTGTGAAACTCCAAATCCCCCGGATTGTTATTACGTTGTGGTCGATTTGGTTTATCCCCCGTCTCAGCATAAAAGCCCTCAATGTGTGCAATTGCCTCTGCGAATTTCATGGATTCCCCGCTTTTTTTGCCTGTGCTTTGTTAGTGCTGATAAACTCAGTGGTATTTCCTTTATTACGTTGAGTTACAAATCCCGCCGCGACGAGAACGTAAAGGATTTGGCGTAAAGTCTCATCAGTAACGTGACGGTAATTCGCGCGCATAATCTGTGCGAAGGTTACAATACCTTTGAGTTCAATATAAGCTAGAACTCTATCCTGTGCGGCTGCTATAGGCGACTCACCAACAGAACGGAAAGTGAGATCAAGAGTCTGCCCAACTTTCTCGCAGATTCCAATGGCATTATAAAGATGCATCGCAGAGATAACTTTACTGTCGCTCTCTGCTGCACTCATAATCATAGCGAGCTTGAAGATGTGTGATTTCATACGGCTAGTGTAACCAATCACAACTTCGGATGCAAACTCATCTACTTTATGTAGTGAGGTATACTGATTCGTCCACATTACTTGAGCTTGCTTGTCAAATGTAAATTCCCCCTGTATAGTTGAAATGTGTTGAATATCATTAATGAGATCATCCTCAAGCTGGGTTTTAATCTGGCTCTGCGGCCACGGAATTAACTGCGATTTCTCGGAGGCAAAAACAAAGATGCACCGACTAGTAAAACCGCCAGTAATAGCCGCTGTTGCATCACGGTTAAGTTTCCGAATATAATCAGGAACACAACCGCCCAGAAGAGAGACGCATATATCCTTCGCGACATAAGTGTTCTTCGTTTTTGTGTCATAGCTAAATTCATTCTTATCCCACATCTCGCACATTAACGGGAGCATCCACTCCGAGGCTTGAAGAAACACAGGAAGCTCCGTACTAATAATCGTAGCCGAAGAATCACCAGTTGTAATCTTGTGCGTTTGGGCATTGTTTCCTGCCCCTGTTGTTGCAGTAGATATTCGCTGAAACCCGGTTGATAGTTTCTCAATGATCTTCTCCGCTGTGATGCGATCTGGGATATAGTTGATTACATCTGCCCGGCCCGCCATTGTAGTAACTGGGTTTATACTAGCGCCCTTACCAATTCCGGGCGGCCCAACTAGGATGATATACTGGTTTGGGTAAATCTTGTAGAAACCGTATTGAATCCAAGCGTTCTTCTTCAGCGCAGAACCAATGGTACTAACACCGCACCAATAGTTATAGGCTGCTGGCGCTTCCGATTGCGAGGTGTACTCCGCATAACGGTCAAGCCAGCTTCCCTTTAATTTTCTAGCCATTGAATTTCCCCTAAGCGCAAACTAGATTTTCCTGCTGTCTTGCGTGTAAGTCACCGTACTTGTCATGCAACTCTTTCCACGCTTTAACACAATTTTCCTCGGTGAAGTCTTTAATCTTCACAGTATGCTCCATGTCAAAACCTAATTCACCTTCAACGGGGATGGACACAGTAATTCCGTTATGGAAAGTAATTCTACGATCAAAGGCTGTACGAGCAACAGCATAGACCTCTCGGATGGTTTTTTCGTTGTCTGGACATTCCTGATTAATTGAATCGTGACATTCGTTGATAGTATAATCGTTACACCCATCAAGATATAACACGGCAAATCCTGTGTTATCTCCGACAGTGCTTTGTGGGATGTAGCTATAAGCCTCGTTAAAGATTTCGTAATTTGCCTCTCCTTGTCGGAGTCCGTGAAAGTGTCGTTCTCTCCCAAATGGATTGCGGAGTATATAGCTCCCAAAGACTTGATTTCTAACGTAAGTGTGAAAGACGTCGGATATACTAGGGTCATGTTGATTCACTTTCTTAAGTAGCTCATCACATTGAGCTTTGCTGTAAGCCTTGCCTTCTTTTGCAAGCGAGTCTGACATTGTTTGACCGCGCATACCGTAGTTGTTTGCGTGGCGAGTTTTCTTTCCGAGATATCGCTCGATGCCATCTTTGGTGATCTTGTCCAATGGTAGGCCGAACATAAATGCAGCGAGTTTTGAGTGCCGATCAACTCTTTGCTGCAACTCATTCAACGCACTCGTATTGCCCGCGAGTGCTGAGACGGGCCAATCCTCAGCACTCATCTGGTCAACGATAAAGAACAACCGTCCGGGTCGTGCAATTATGCCGCTTCGGAAATCCCGGCTGAGTTCATAATGTTTCGGGAAAGTTTGTGCATTTCCTCCAAGGTTAAAGATGTGTTTTCGTGATGCGCGACGCCCAGTGACGGTATTCGCAACACCGTAATTGCAGAAAAATTGCCCTTCGTATCTTCTAGAATCGACGTATCGAATTTTAAGAGTATTGTACTCTCTGACTTCGAGGATTCTTCGGATACATTGGTCGTTTGTTTCTGCGTATATCTTTCGCAGTATAAGCTCTTCAACTGATTCTTCAAAGGTAATCTCCTTAGTATCTTTATTTTTGCGCCGGACGAGTGGCAACTTGAATCCACGTAGTTTAAGGAACTCTAGGAGTTGTTTACTTGCGTTGATGTTGAGTGCATCGGTCCCTTTTGCTGGCTTGCTTGCTGCGCCAACATAGACTTTTAAGCCCCAGAGACAGGATAGCTCATCTAGGAGTTGCATATTGTGAGCCTGTATTTTATATCGCAAATCTGCCATCTGTACTTCGTCGAACAGCATACCACGGTTGTCAATACGGTGATAAGCACAAGCTAGAGCGTGCTCGTAAGTGGAGGTTACTTTATCTTGCATGGTAGCTTAACCTCAGCCTCTTTGAGTAATTGAGCCTCTGTTTGAGTGCTACACTTTCCTTGATGCCCATCATCGCGCATACAATAAGTCACACACATTCCGTTGTGAGTTGTCATTGATTTAGAGCAATAACGCATTTTAGTCTCCTTTAGTATCGGTGACGCTAACGCAACTGAGGACGGTCATTAAACTCATCCTCCTGCGCGAGAAATATCTCAAAAGTAACTGTAGAGTCCAACGCATTGTAGTGAAAGAGCTGTTTCTTATTCTTCGGACTCCAACCCTTTCCCTCATCTTTGTAGAACTTTTGTCGCGTGTACTGCTTAGTCTGAAACTGGAGTTTATGTTCAAGCTCCGGCCAGAGAATATGGTGGCGAATTAGTGTATCCTGACATTTATCAAGGCACACTGTAAATCCTAAAGCCTCCAGAAAATGTGAGTCGAAGCTAAAATAATTCTGTCCGATCTGCGGGACGTTGGTGTAAAGATAATCCGTCTCCCGCATTATGTTCACACTTTGCCATGGTTCGTAATCCCAAAAGGAGTAGCTCACACCAAAAAATGGGCTATCTGCAAAACTGTTGGTATAGGGAAAACCGGGATGATTTATAAACGCACTTCCCTTTCCCCTGCTCCGAATCGTCTCAATATCATTAGAGAGATAGCCAAGCTTTGGCTCGCGAAACTTTTGGAGAATATCCATCAGTTCATAATACGTTGGCTGACAGATTAATTCTCGCTGTGTTTGGGGCTGCAAACTCCCACACTTCGTGTAATAAGCATACTCATCTCTGACTCGCCCAAGGTCAATGAAAATTCCAATATTCCTATACGCCCAGTTCCCAACAATATCATCTGGTGATAGCTGTGGAATGGCGTAGTGTTCGTGCTGGATAAAAGGCGATACAAGCAACGAGCTAGAATACTTATCAAGACTCGCTTCAGGCGCAGATGCAGTTGCATTTTTCTTGCCTTTCTTTCGCAGAATCGTCTCCGGACATAAAAGCGCCGTTGCAATTTTTCCCGTTGGCAGTAGTATCGGAGGCTTGTAAGCGTTTACAAGAGCCTGGAAATTCTGAATCGCCGTGTAATCATCCAATGGGGTGTCAAGATCAGGACGCAGGGACATTATAAATGGGGTTATATTACCAAGCCCCGCTTCTTCCCACATCTTTTTATACACCCACCCAAACGGGCAGGAGAATAGTATTCCATCCTCCGCATCCCGCTTGAATGGCGTATTCACCACAACCCAGATTGGACTGGATGGGCTGCCGGAATGTGCGACTAGGTTAGACATTTGCGTCTTTAGTTTCCAAGTAAATACGGAGTATGATGCTGTAAACTGCTAGATCAGTAAGTGTATCAGTAATAGCCTCACCACGAACACTTGCTGGCCGCTGAAGTAAATTTGCAATACGTGTAATCTTATCAGTCATTCGAGTGAAAATACCAGCCTCAGCAGTGGCGACCCCAAACTGCTCAGTCTGTTTAAAATTCTTGAACGCATCTTTAATTCCGGCGTAGTCTTTATTTTTCGCCGTAGTGGTAGCTACAAGCTCCTCACAGATTTCAGTGAAACGCTCAAAATACGCCCGATGTGACATAACTACTTCGCTGCGTTTATCTCCGCTTGCCATTCAATTTGCTCCTTTTGGATTTGTGTTAGATGGTACGCACAACAATGTATCGGAAGTTCGCCAATTATTGTGCCCTTTAGCCGCACATAATGTGTTGCTAGATCAGAACAGCCGGGCCAATTGGACTCCAGAATACACTCTCTCCGGGATTGAAATTCAGGTTGTGAATCATCACAGACAAACTCACAGATTCGCATCGGCTCCCCTAATATAACGACTAAAATACGGACGAGGGTTGAAGCCCCCGCCCGTTTTGAGCGTCTGGACTACTTCTTCTTAAAAGTCAAATCCTTCGTGTGCGAAACCTTGGGGAAACGCTGCGCGCAATTCGGAACGTGGCAAACAAAATACTTAATGTTGTTATAACGCCCGTCATTCACCAAGAACGCCTCACAGTCCCGACCAAGCAGCGGTCCTTTATACTGCCATTTCTCCGGTTCAGCATCTGGCCCAACAAAATCGCCCGGAATTGCAAGCGCACCGCCCGGTTGTTCTTCCATCGTCAACCCAAGCGCATGAACCGCATCGTTCTGAATCCACCCGGCCTTCTCACTGATGAAGATGTTAGTCTTAAACGACTTTCCATCTTTCTGCTGCTGCCCCTGAATTTCATACTCAAACTTCATGTTAGTGCTATCGCCCTTCGTGCTTTTCTTGCAGGAGATGGCGATAAGCCGCAATTTATACATACCCTCATCAAGTGGCTGTGAACCTTCGATTGATGCAGCAGGAACTCCCATTTTCGGCATGATAATTCTCTTTTCTCTCGGTTTACGAGTTTCGAGTTTCGAGTTTAAGGTTGTATTGTTACTTAGTGGACTCGCGGTGTTTACGGATGAGTTCCTGAATATTAGGCTTCTCAAACGTATCCACGTTGAGTGTACTGCCAGCTACAAATTCATCCGTCGCCTTGCATTGAACCATGTAACCGCCACCATACTGATCGAACTTGATACGATAGAGTTCATTGAACAATGCAAGATACTTCTTAGCGCGGGGAGGATGAACAGTTACTTTCCCCGTGAACTTAGGATTCTCCTGAGTGCTATCAGGTGCTTCTTCCGCACGATCATGGAAAACAGCAATAAGGTGACAGCCCATCTCATCGACACGTTGGAAACAGTTTGAGATAAAGTTGACCTCAGCATCATACGGCTCATAACCTCTGGCAATACGGAATTTAAAACCACCTACTTCTACAACTTTTGTCCCGGTTGAACTCTGCGACATTACAAAGCGAAGAGCACAATCGCTCATATAAGTCACTGAGTCAAAGATAACCGTAGCAGGAATAACTTCGCCACGACTTTTGGCATACTCCATCATGCCAAGGTCCATCGACAATCTGGAGGCCGCTTCTGGTGCCATTGGGTTTGAATCTTGATAAGTCTTTACAGTAATACCAGCCATACCTGCAAGACTCGCTGCACGTCCGTCAAAGTCTGCTACAAATACACCCTTATATTGAGGAAGCAATATACCTTCATCATCCCAACGCTCTTGCGGTGCAGTTCCAGCAAGTCGAGACTTACCGCTTTTTGGTGCGCCCACAATTGCAAGTTTGAGTTGAGTAAATGGCTGTGTAATTGCCATATCTTTTGTGTTATCAAGTCCGTACATATTTTTAACCTCAATTCGAAGGGGAACCGGAACCGTAACCGAAACCGGAAATGGAACCGTAACCGGAACCGTAACCGAAACCGGAAACGGAACCGTAACCGAAACCGGAACCGGAACCGTAACCGGAACCGGAAACGGAACCGTAACCGAAACCGGAACCGAAACCGAAACCGAAACCGTAACTGGAACCGGAACCGTCACCGAAACCGAAACCGAAACCGGAACTGGAACCGTAGCTGGAACTGGAACCGGAACCGTCACCGGAACCGGAACCGGAACCGGAACCGTCACCGAAACCGGAACCGTCACGGTAACTGGAACCGGAACCGGAACCGTCACCGTAACCGGAACCGGAACCGAAACCGGAACCGGAACCGGAACCGTCACCGTAACTGGAACCGTAACCGGAACCGAAACCGGAACCTATTTGAGTTGCCATATAGGTACTCCAGCAATAGAATCTCGCGCAATATCAGTGACACTTAAAATTTCAATTGCCTCGGTAAGCCTAATTTCAGCTACTTCTACAGGAAATTTACAGTTTTTTGGGTCTTTAACTCCCTCAACAGCAAGTTGCGATAAACTTGCTGCTCCGCTCCAATACCATAAACGACGAGCATTTGAAAGTGTGACTTCCTTCCCATTTCTATCCTCTAACGTACCAGCAAAAACACCAGCAGAAAAAGTACGTACAATTACATATGGCTTAACAACTTTTTTAACTTCCATGACTCGCTCCTTTTAAATCAAACTTGGTTTATCAGCTACAGAAAGTGTAATCTTACCGTCGACGAAAGTAGCTTCTAATTCACATTGGATACGTTCTAGATTCATACTATAACTTCTACTCCCTATAGTACAGTTAGTATCCGCGAGAACAATCAGTTTAGCTACATCGTGAATGGTAACGTTTGTCTCAGCCATCTTAATCACCGCTTTCGTTTTGGCGCTTCGGCTTTCTTAACCGCCTTACGTGCCGCAGCTACAGCTTTGGTATCCTTGGCTTTCTCATCCTTGGTGACTCGCCGCATATCATCATCTGGCATTTAAAGCTCCTTTTAGATTTCAGTTTATTTCACGTTATACGGATTCCAAGCCGGGCCAATCTGATAGAATTGCTCTATCACCGATTGGCGGCTTGCAGGAGAAACTTCGTGAATTGCCTTGAAAGGGCAATCATGATAATACATCATCGTACAAACCGACGTATTCCAATCCGCAGCTTCCTCCAAACAAACAAGGCTATAAAGCTTTCCAAAAGTCCGCCGCATACGAAGCACATATTCGTTAAACTCCGCGTCCGTGTAGGACTTGAATGTGCGTTTAAAACGCTCTTCTGGTGTTTTCTGCTCTTTAAGGCAGATGTGATTTACTACCACAGTGTTTACTTTCTTACCCTCGGCAAGAAACTTATCGCCCATGAGTGTGTTTAGTGCGTAAGTATAACCACACATTCCATCATGGGGTTTGTAGGAACTACCCTCAGTCCCATCGAAATAAGCAGTCGTCTTATGGTCTAACGGACCAATTACTATTCCGTTGTCCACAACAAGATCAACCCGTCCGGTGAGATAAGCGCGGAACGGATATTGGAGTGTATGGGTAACTACAATAGGAACTTCACGATTACGTCCGAAACTCAACTCCGCCCCAACTATACGAAGCCGCTCTTGACCATTTGCATGGCAAGTGTAATACTGTAGGAGTAGGAGTGCTGCGCCCTGAAAACCGCGCAGAGCTTTGTACTGCTTAAACTCCGCAAACTCATCCATATTAGCAGCAGTCCACTCAAGTTGACCGAGTTGGATAAAATTCTGTGGGTTTTGCTGAAACTTCAAACCCTCAGCCAAGGCTAATTTACCGTCAGCATCGAATATTTCACGTCGAAAATTCCACTCCCCTTGCCAATCTTCCTTATGCGCCTGATAGAAATACTCCATCATTTGATGCATCCAGATACCAAAAGTCAGACTCCAACCTCGACCGCGCCCTTGAATCCGGTTGATAATTCCCTCTACGAAATAGCCTTCGCAAGTACGGAGTGAACTGAGCATATGGTTATCAGCATAAATCTCCAGTACTCCATCCTCTGCTAAGGTGAAGATGTTTGGATGCTGTTCCACTGCCTTGTACACTGAGCCTGGATAAACCATTTGAGACCCAGGCTCATTTGGGTTAAACTGAGTCTGTTGTGGTAGATTATACTTTACTGGTTCTGTCATGCTTTTCTCCATCGTGGTTAAACTTGCGTTGAGTTAAAGCGAGCAATTACTCTACTCGATCAGTAAATGCCATTTCCTGTTCTATAGTCTCCTCATCGTCCTCATCGGGATGGAGGTTGAAACCATGTGAGTAGTCATAACAAATAACGTGCGTCGGATCATCCAAATGCAGTCTAACTTTACCGGCACTTGTGAGTATAGCAGCACGAAACTGTAACAACCCATCTAACATCTCATCCATATCACGATGATGAATACCATCTGGAAATAGAACCGGAATCCTTTTGTGACCACTGGTGTAAATTAAGTATTTCATCACTCACCTGCGGCTTTCTGCGGAAATAACACCGCTATTTGTTCTGGACTGAGATTCAACTTCTTCAATGCCGCCGCTATCGCGTCCAGATTAATAGCCTTCGTTGTTCGAGTCGTTTTAACTGTACTCGTTTGAACTTTCTTACTCACTGTTACAGTGTTACGGCCCGGTAAACTATACGCCTGTTGTGAACGTTTCACATTACGCGAAGTTATTTCCATCTCCATCTGTGCAACGGTTGCACGATGGTATTCAAACTGAGCTTTTAGATCAGCGTCACTGAGAGTGGCAATACGCTTTGAGTGCCACACCCAATCAGCTCCCGCGAAGGATAACTGGCGACACCGTGACGTTGTAGTAGTCATGGTATCAGTTTTTTCATTCCAGTCAGTCTCAGTGCGAGTATGAATCTCATCCTTCACTTGCACATCTGCCATGCAGGAGCGGCAATACTGCGGATCAAAATCACTCCTACAAACAACACAGGTTGGTCTGTGACAGCGCGGGCAAGTGTAAACCGTAATGTCACTACACTCATGACACGCTGTTGGTTGTGTTAGCTGAGGTACTAATTCTATTCCTGTCATTTAGTAAACTCGCTTTAGGTGTTTGTATATACTCTAACGGTGGAAGTTTTCCCTGTAAGTGCATTTGAACTAAAGAACGCATAGCAACTGAAAGTTCCCCCGGACGCTTGTAGAGTCGTAATAGCTCTACCTTCATCTCGGCGGGAACTTTAAAATTGATATACTCTGTAGAGTTCTTAACTCGTTTTGACATTAGATTCCTCTCGTGCTAACAATTTCAATCATACAGGTGAGAGGAACGTGAGTCAACAACTCTATCTCTAGCCTTTTCAACGACTTAGGGGATGTGACAAAAAGTGTCACTATTTCTTTGCCTGCAATGCGGCAAGCATTTGTGAAAGCTGTTGCAATTGAGCTGGCGAAAGTTTCTTAGCCGCGCTTGCAATTGGATTAGCTTCTATTTTCGGCTTAGCCACAGTTTTAGCTGCTGTATTTGGTGTTTCAGCAGCCGTAGGTGCTTTATAGCTCCCCGGTGCAGCTTTAGCTTTAGCCTTAAGTGTGTCATGAAATACAAGCGCCTGAATCCTACAACACGCCTCGGTAATGTTTCTCACCGTCGCAGTGTAGATATTCTTACACTCCGAGTCGAATTGAATTAACTCGTCACGGTCAAAACGGTTGTAGTTAGCCTTGAGTTCAGCAGCCACTCCCATAAGCCTACGCCCTATATCAGCGGCATGAAGCTCATGGGAGGTGACTATGGAGCGCATTTCAGTTTTTAGCTCTTCTTCGGTCATGCTGCTCCCTCTTTCCTAGTTTGTGCTCGAATCGTCTTATACATATCCCGAATGTAATCCAGTTCAGTGATAATCCATGATATATCACTCGCCTTTACAAAGGGTCCGTGATATCTTTGGAGCACTTCTGAGGCTGGCATGGAAATAAGCATATCCCCTTTTCCAAGAAGCGTTTCTGCTCCGTACTCTCCAAGAATAGTGACAGAGTCAAATCCAGTTGGGAGTTTAAGGCTAACGCGGCAAGGGAAATTTGCTTTAATATCACCACTAACAACTTTAACTGAGGTTCGTTGGGTGCCAGCGATAATGTGTATTCCAACCGCTCGCGCAATTTGTACAAGTCGTTTAAGTTGGTCGTCAACTTTCGCGCACTCGCTTGCATCAGAATATTTTTCTCGCTTGGCTTCACGATCTTGCTCCAGTAGATCAGCAAACTCGTCGATAATGAGTACCTTGTAGGGCATTTTATATCCCATTGCATGATACTCTTGAATGTTTCTGCACGTTGCACCTTGGAGCGTTTGCATACGCTGACGGGCCTCTGAGATCAGAGCCTCCATCATCCGAATATACTCCATAAGCTCAGTGCAAACTTCAACTACATTCGGCATCCGCGAGAAAAGCGGGAGATCGAGTTGTTTCGTATCCACGAGAATTAACTCTACTTCTTCCCGCGTGAACCGAACTCCAAGACTCGCAATAATCGCGGATTCAAATACACTCTTACCGCTTCCTGTGCTACCTGCCAACAGGATATGTGGAAGTTCCGTGAGATCGACACTTTGTTTAACTCCAATGTGGTCGATTCCAAGCGGGATAGGGATTCGCTGGGCGAGAGTTTTTTCATCAGTGAGATACCAGTTAAGGTACTCCTTATAATCAACAAACTTTCTGTCATTATTCGCCGCGAAGATTACCACATCACCTCGAATGCGTTGAATGTTTACCTTGTCAACACCAGCCGCGAGTGCAAAGTCCTCGGATTTGTTCAGGACTTTAGCGAGTGGAATACTGTGGTGCGGCTTGAAATAATAAGCCGTCACCACAGGACCAAGCTCCACATTTACTGGCACTGCTGCAAGATCAAGGGATTTGAATTTCTGAGTAAACTGCGCTACAATGGAGCGTTGAGCTTCAGGAAGCGCGGAAAAATCTGTGATACCCATTGAAACCTCCCTTAATCTACATCCTCGTTATCAAACTCTTCATCGTCTTCATCAGCATCATATGTGTAACAATCCTCAATCACTAGGAGTGAGTTTGATTCCGCATCATAACTGAGCAGTGAGCTACACTCAGGGCAAGTTATATATGATTCATCATCAGGCTGCGTTGCGAGCGTGATATCATCTTCACAACAAGGGCAAGTGAATGTAAGTACCATGTTAAATTACCTCTCCGCGTTGAATTTTTGCTTTAATTTCTGCGTTCGCCAGCATGAAACGCTTGCCGGGGCTGAGATACTTGAGGCCGGATTTAAATGTCTCCGGCCCGGTGAAGTGCATGAAGATTCCGTCTGTCAGTTCTGCGAGCTGTTTCATAAACTCAGCAGCACGAGTATCATGCGTGGCACCAATAAAACAAGTGTCAACTGGGATTCCAGCGGCCTTGAGTTTAGTAGAAACAATAGGTAATTGATCGCCTTCGGCTGTTTCGTCATCGGCGAAAAAGTTATTACCGCCAAGGTTTCTATCCGTTGGCCCACCATCACTGAAAAGGATGATATGGTTTGAGTCACCCTTCTCAAGAATATACTTGAGTTTAGTGAAAATTGGAGTTCCGCCCGTGGCCTTTAAACCCGTTGCGTACATCATAAGCTGGGCCATATTGTTAATCATCTTTTGTGGCTTAGCGCATAATGGTACAATCGCTACCCCAGTATCATTGGGATTGAGTTGTTGGAGCCATGTTGAAACTCCCTGTTTTGCATTCTTGATCGCACTCCCACACATCGAACCAGAATCATCGAAGATGAGTGAAATGCGGTTTGGGAATTTAGTCACATCCGTCTCAACTTGAGGCGCAGTTTGACGCCGGGCTGCAATACCACTTCCCGCTGTCAGCTTACGCACAGTGTTGAGTGCAGTAGTCTCAGCTGGATTAGTCGTTTTGTCTGTTTCGTCTGGCATAGAACTCTTGCTCCTTTAAACTAAAACAACATGTCTAGGACAGGGCACTGCGTAAAGGTGCAATGCGCTGTCCTACAGATGCGGGTTTAGTGGTTGTTCCTCTCCTTCTTCACGCTGCCCACTGAGGAAGCGGACTGCACCTGCACTTCGTTCAAGAACTTCTCATCTTCCGTCATTTAACCACCTCAGAGTTAAAATACAGATTGGGAATACAATACAAAGCTCAAATAATACGATAGTCACCACAACTACTAACACATTAGGCTTCTGCCTAGCTTTTACTTGCCCAGTAGCCATTCTTAAGCTCCTTCCATGCTACATTCAGCCTTGCCATTGCATCGGCTTGATTTGGATCATTCGGACTTCTATCCGGGTGATAGTACATTGCAAGTTTGCGGTACAGTTTAGATGCCGCGCTCATATCTATCGTCTCTGTTACAGTCTCCCCGGCGTTCTGAGCGAGATTCACAAACTCTGCGAAGTAGGTTTTCACTGGAACAATTTGCTGCTCCGGCTGATTAAATTCCTCAGCTTTAGTGCGCGTGAAGGCGTAGAAGTTGTAGCCCTTTGGTTTAAGTATCGCCTCAGCTAAAGCGTAGATACCAGCGTAATAGGAATCGTGTAGAAACCACTCACGAGTTTGCGAATCATAGTCACGCATATTTCCCGGTACGGTTTTCTTGAGAAAATCCACAAACATCTTGTCGGAGTCAAACTTCAAGACGTACATATTTATCTGTGGATTCCAAATGCAACTGAAGTTACGGGACATGGAAAGTCTCCAGTGTGAGTGTGAGGTTAGGATACACTCATAAGATGTGATGATAACGTGGGAGAGAAGTGGGGTCAAGCACTTTATTTCCTTTAGAATCAAGGAGTTAGCGTGGGTGACAGTTTTTGTCACCTCTCAGTGTTTGTTCCTGTCTTTCGCTTTTCTCTAGACGCAGAAAATCCCAAGCTACGCTGCGCTCATAACGCAGTTTCACTTGGGACTTGGGGGAATACGCGCAGGCAGATTTATTGTCTCGTTTAAGCTAATGGCCTTGGACTCCACTAGCCCTGCGCGGTGCTACACTCTAGCCAGCTTTCTGCTGAAGCATTGCGAAAATCTGCGCTGCCTGTGCAGGAGTGAGGCTCGACAACTGTTCCATGACCTTTTCCATCGTGCTCTTACGAGTGTTGGAGGGTTCATTTGCATACGGCGACATATCCAGCGCGCCTTCGATGTTGAAATCAAACGCCAAGTTACCAGCCTCATCCGTATCACGGAGGAGCGAGCGGAACTTGTTCTGGAGCTTCACTTTCAAACCACGGTTGATGATATTCAGGCGCTCGTTCTGATCTGCGACGAGAACAGTGAAAGCACCCTCGTCATTGATGATCGGAATTGAGGCCGTTGCAGTGTAAACTGTGCCACCTTCCTTTGTTGCCTTCTCCTTCGCCTTATCTTCCGGCAGGACAGACAAAACAGTGGATACTTCCTTTGTCGCGTCGTCAACCACATCCTGCTTAACAACGGAAAGGGTGTAATTCTCAGTGGTGATGGATGGAACCGCAGTGGTGGACATAATGTTGCTCCTTTTACGCTTTGCGCGATTTGTGAGTTCTTAGAACTGTAATTCTACAACGTAGTGCAGTTTGCAAACTGTAATACATTGGTGAGTGGAATACCGCGCCCACTCACTACTATGTGAGAATATCCCCTCACAGGGCCGCTGTCAAGCGGAAAGTGGAGCGGGGAGGTGACTCGTATGATGTTGAAAACGAGAGACTTACCCGCTGCACTGCTCGATAGACAGAGATGACAGAAAATGTCATGGAGTCAGTTATTAGCGTTTAGTATAAGCGGTCGGGATATTATGCCCAAACGCAAATACAAGCGCCATTGGATTATAAACTTCAATCCATTGTTGGGCAGCTTTATCCCAGATGAAGTATCGCTGCTCCTGTGCTGGCTGCTGTTGCTTTAATGTTTCGCTGCGTTCGCTGATTTTCTTCTCGCACTCAGGAAACATTTCCGGTGTGTAATGGTGACGCACGAAGTGATTGTAAGCGTGCATCTCATGGCGTAGCGTTTGGGAACAATACACACACTCCCCGATATCCTTATAGAATCCAATGTAGCTATTCGGCAGGATTAACGTTCGCTTTGCTGGATTGGGAGTGTTCTGTGTGTTCTCACGAGCTGGAAATTTTGGCATCTGCGCCTCGTGGTTAGGATACATTACATCTGGTTGAAGATTTTATACGCTTCGATAGTTCGGCGCACATCCTGATACTGGGATTCTTGTTCTTTCCAGTGGTTTGTAGTGAGCATAGCATTGTTAATCCGCCCGAATACACCACTCGCATGAGTAAACTCACGGTTGAGACGGTGAATCTTTCCGCAGGAGTCACACACTAGCACCCGACGGGAGATGGTTGTACTGGTTCTGTTACTGTTTGCGATCTTATACTCCTCACTACTCCAATGCTCATGAGGATGTGTACAGCAAAGCTGTTTTAACCATGTAAAGGTTAGCATTGTGTAGCCTCCTTTGTGTTAATCTTTCCCATCACTGTTACCACTGTTGCCAGAGCTGAAACAATCTGCGCCGAGATCATCCATAACCCAATTACTCTTGTTTAAATCTTCGGCTGTTGGCGTATAATTACCGCTCTTAGCGCCAAGCATACGCTTTTTTTGTTCTTGGTAGTAGCGTTTTTTAGTTGATGGTCCATCCGCAACTTCTGGTGCTGGCCCAGGTTTAATCATGCGTAGTGTATCTAACTTCTCCAACGTGCGTGTGTATTGTCCAATTGAACGTCGAGTATGTGATATACTACCCTGTAATCTTTCCTTTGCCTCTCTAGTGAGCATATGAGCTAAACCTTTAGAGTAAAACTCATACTGCATTTTTTGTAACTCCGCTTCAAGTGTGTTAATTCGGCGCTGTACGTTTAAGTACCGCTCCATGTTAAACTTCGCCTGTGAGTCATGCAAATCACGCATCATAACCATATGCTCATCACAAGCCTTCAGCGCAGTAAGTCGCTTTGCAGCGCCAATCTTACGCTCTAATCCAGTTATAATCTCACTGTAAAACTTCTTTGACATAGTATAAGGCTCACAGCTATCACGCCGCGCTTCATACCATTCGATCTTACACAATACACATGAGATATTCTTAATATCAAATTCCATTTGGCTGCGGCTCCTGACCTGCCTCAATTATACGCCCGTCCTGAACCATGTCAAGCACTTTGTCGCGCTTGGCGATGGTTGGCGTGCTTAGGAGGACACAGGACTTCTCGCTAACCCTCTGATTCTACGACCTTTACCTCCCCTCCCTGACACGTTCACTAGTCACATAGCACCCAAGGGAAATGACTCGAAAGTGATAAAATTATGAAATATAGTAGTATGTATATATTAAAAAAAATATATATTACTTACTACTATACATTCAATTCATTTTACACTCCTTAATTCATTTTCGACCTTTTTTTCGACCTTTTTGATGGGCGTAGTGAGTAGGTGCAACAGGTTCTAGAGTGAGGTTAAGTATCGACGAATCAGATAGATGGCGTGATAACCTGAGGACGCCAAGGCCCTCCTATCGTCGCCAAGGGGTCTCAAGCCGCGCTAGTTCCTATCCCGCGCCCTGCACTCAATCGCGTGCCGTGTTTCAGGATCGTACTCAAGTCCGAGGAGCTGACGGGAGCGATGGAAGTTTTCAGCGGCAGTTTCAGTATTAGCACGGATAAGATTCGTGGTCAGCTTCGCATTGATATTTGCATAGTACACACCACGTTCTGCGGGACTGAGAGTTGAGAGAGTTTCCATTACACTCACCGTCAGTCTATCACACGCAGCGCCGATGGTGCGCGCCCACGTCGCGTTCTCAGTCCTCTGTTCCGCTGCTTCACGGCGCGCTATTCTTTCACGGCTTTTCTGCTCCTGCCATTGATCCATTGTAAGCAGCGTTTCAGCCCGTGAGTAATCCTGCAATAGGATACTATCCAATTCCTTTGGCGCGGTCATTTTCTCCGCGCAGTCAAACCCAGCGAGAGGGGAGTTGAGTTTAAAACTATCCTGTATCTCCCGATTGCGTGTATTATTCTCACGCTCTGCATCTCTCACCGCGCGTTTCAACTCCGCCACGCGGCTGCTTGGTTTCCGGCGATTGTCTTTCGCTGTATCCTTATTATACGCCATATCGTATCGGCTCCTCTCAAACGTGAAAAGGCCCACGCTATACAAGCCGTGGGCTGTGAGTGTTGTGTGGTGGGTGAGACTAGGCCGCCCCAAGCTACCTCAGCGATTCCAGCATCCGGGCCGCGTTCCCCGCGATTTTCTGAATCTTCTCAGCGCGGCCTACCGTTTTCAGCGCGTGGGCAATCGCTTCTTCACGTGTGAGTTTAGGGTTCGCCTTGCTCACATCGCTTACCAGCTTGTCCCATCCCGCGACTGCCGTTCTGCACGCGCCCTTGACTGCCGTTTCAATCGCCTTGTGGATATGCTGGATCTTCTCAGCATTTACGTTACCACCATCGGCTGTGATCTCAGCCGCAGTTAGCAGCATATCCGAGTGCGAGTCGTCCAGAAATTCAATGCTCATTCCAGCGGGAACCTTGCAAGCTACCAGTGTGAAACCTTGCTTCACCTCATTGGAGTTCAGCGCGGCCACGACCTTGTTTGCCTTGTCGGTCAACGTCTGCACATTGGCAACCACTTCCACGTCCTGTTTCTCGCTCACGTTGCTCATGATCTTCTCCTCTGTCCTGTTAAATGTGGGATGTTCCATGCAAGTACGTTTACTCCATGCTCGCATTACATTACACCTATTGTCAAAGATTGGGAGCCTAGCTCCCGCTGGATTCTGTGAGATGCTGTAGCAGGCGTTGGACTCTGGACCGCTACTCGCCTTGCACTCACAGAACAGGTACACTCCAATCATACCAGTATTCTCCGCACGTGCGAACTATCTTGACCACAAAATATAGTTTGACTAAGTAGTAAACACACTACATAATGTGCTTGACGGGGGGCCAAAAATGTGATAGGGTCGGAAAAGCTGGGGGATTACCTCCTACAAATTTTTCAAAAATTCGCGTGTCAGGCTTATAGTGAAAGCAGAGACGTAGATTAAGCTAGCGTACACTCACAACAAGTTACAGTTCAAGTTACGGGCGGAACGGGTGAGGGGCGGGAGAGAGGTGTGGGAGCGGTCGCGTAATGTACTGTGCTTTATACCTTTACGAGAGACTCACATTTCGCTTGACAGGGACAGGCAACTTAGCCTATGCTTATATGAATTGCAACGTATGCTGCCATTTTCGTTGCCTTCAAAAACTGAAAGGGCTAGTCTAAAATGGGAGATCAGATAAACCATACGGCTTCATCCAACGCTAACGCGCGAACCGTTGGTACACCTTCCCCATTGCAGAAAGCCCTCGAAGTTTTTGTTGATGAGTGGTATTTTCACGACCGCAAGACTAGCGATGCTGAGGTAGAGTTTAATCTGAGCGCAGCTCACTCAATAAATCTAAGGGCGCAGCACGAAGAAGAAGAATTTTTAGTCGGTTACAAAGAGGGAGTTTAGGTTCAAATGGCGAGTACAGGGCGGCCAAATGGTGCAAAAGGGTATCAGCGCATTCTCCGTATGGAGATGGTAGCCCGCTTGGAAGCAAAGCTCATTTACACCGCACAACAAATTGCTGATATGTTGAACTTGACTATTGGTGGCCTCAATACACTCAAGATGGACCCTGAGTTCGCTCAGGTCAAAGCTCGTGTGATGGATAAAGTTATCACGACGCTGGATGAGGATTTGGCTACTGATCTTAAGGGAATGAAATCTCGAATTCGCACTATGGTTCCAGTCGCGTTGGATGTTTTATTCGACCATCTTACTGGAACTAACCCACGTATTTCAATGGATGCAGCTAAGACTATCCTTGATCGTGATGGCAGGCTCGTTCCAGTTTCCAAAACCACTGTAGTCGCGGAAACAGCAGAGGGACATTCAGTTACAAGTACGGATGATATGGTTGCAAGTGAACTTTCTGCTGCGATGGGGGCTTTAAATGGCGGGGAATCCAAAACCGTGCAGTAGTTTAGTAGTGTTTGTAGCAAAACAGTTCGATGCTACTCAGAGCGGCGATTGGTATGTGGAGGGCATCAACTATGAACTATCTTGTGTGTATTACACACTTTTCACCGGGCTAGAAACTGAAAAACAGGCCAAAGAGTATGCCGAATGGCAGAATAACAAGGTGAAAGCGGAGGGTTAAATGCCAGTTTCAGAGTTTCCAAGTCCAGATGGACAACCAGAAACAGAGACGACTGTGGTAGAGTCAACTGTGAGTTCAGTAACAACTCAAACACTAACTGTTGCACCTTATCGTGGCCCAAAAGCATACTGCGATAACGTGAAAGCAGAGCCTACTGGAGTTGAAAAGCCGGTAAATTGTACCTTCTTCGCTGTGTATGACGTAACTTCCAACGGAGATGCGGTACAAAAACTATGCCCGCAGTGTACTACAGCGGTTGAAATGCAGTTCGACTCCGGCTCCAACGAGAGTGTTACATAATAATGGGTGAATCCTTCCAGGATCGGTGGCGGTTGATTAATACCGGAGCTATTACAGATCCAGCGACGAAGTTATTTGCGCATCGCTTGAATTGTTTAGGCTCTAATTATTACTTCATAAAGATAGGGCTTCGCCGCCACCGACTTCAAAACGATCTGCATAAACATATGGCAGATTCTGTAGAGAAGATGCACCTAAAAGAAGTTAAAGAATATCCGCGCGATCATTTCAAAAGCACAATCT